ATAAGGAAGAACAACTTGCTATTCTTTCTACCTTTGTCCGTCTTGGTATCCTTGTTTGGTCTGGTTCAATTCTCACTTTGGCATACATCAAACTACCTCCTGCACTCGGAATTCCTGAACAGAAACTTGATCCAACCTTCATCGCCAGCGTCTTCACAGGGGTTTTAGCCACTTTTGGCGTTCAGACTGCCAAGAAGAATGGTGCTAATGGTGGAACAGGTGGTGGAGGTGGAATCACCAAAGAACAGATGGAAAGATTGATCGAAAAAGCAGCACAAACTGCACCGGCACAAACAATTAGAATAGAACAGACACCTGTTACCATTTCAACTGCAAAACCTGAAAACCCTGAAAACTATAAGATGTGATTGACACCAATTGGCGTGAAGAATATAAGCAGTTCACTAGTAATAAGAAAGAACTTGAACTCTTAGAGAATGGACCAAAGAGTCTGGCACAGTCTTGGATGTTGCAAGCAATGTATAATAAGTGGAAAAAAATAAAGGGTTATAAAGATCCTGAACCACCTGATTGCTCATCATCACTAAAAGAGTGGGAAGACAGTATTAAAAAGTATGAAAACAAAAAGTGAATTTATTTCTTAGACCTTTAACTAATGTAACTGATGTAACCTGGAGTGTTGTTGTTCTTTTGGTGACATTACTCTTAGGTGTTTCTTACTATATTGTCTATATAATGAGGTTCGCATTTAAGGAATTAGAAGATGGGAGCAATGACACCACCAAGTCGGAAGAGTTGTTACAACTTTCGAGTGATCGAGATAACGAAGGTTCTTGATGGAGACACTATAGATGTTCTTATCGATCTCGGATTTGATCTCTATAAAAAAGAAAGAGTTCGTATCGCTGGCGTCGATACTCCTGAAAAACGAACGAGAAACTTGGAAGAAAAAGAACTTGGAGTCGATGCAACCAACTGGCTTAAACATAAGTTGGAAGGTGCTATTAGTGGTGATGATGATCTTGTTATTCGCACAGAGCTTGTTGGCGGTGTGGGTAAGTACGGTCGCCTTCTCGGTTGGTTATACGTCGGGGACGCAACAGTGTCTCTCAACGAACAAATGATCGCAGAAGGATACGCTCACCCCTATGATGGGGGAACAAAAGATATGAATCTTGAAGCATTGCGAGAGATTCGTAGAGCACACGGTACATTAGTAGACTAATTATGAGAAGAGAAATGTTAGAAGCTCTCAAGGCATTGTCCGTTGGGAGTATTAAAAAAGCGAAAATGAACATTGAGATATACCTTACAAATCCTGTAGGTATTGGTGAGCATCCTGACGTTCTGGGTGCAATTCAAGATCAGATTGATGCAATTGCAAAAGAAGAAGAACGTATCGAAGTAATCGAAAAGTATTTGGAGGATTAAAATGAAAGTATTATTTGCCTTTCTCGCCACATTGTTTCTTGCTCTACCTGCCTGGGCAGTAGATGTAACGATGGGTTCAAATGGAAGTTTAGTTTTTGATCCTGCAGAAGTTACTATTTCTGCTGGTGAAACAGTCCACTTTGAAAATAATATGTTACCTCCACATAATATTATTGTGGAAGGTCGTCCAGACTTATCAAGAGAATCTTTGATGTTTTCTCCTGGTGAATCACAAGATATCAAATTTGTAGATGCTGGAGATTATACATATTGGTGTGGTCCCCACAAGGGAGCTGGAATGATTGGTACTGTGCACGTTGAATAAATAAAAACACTTTTAATCCTGGAGGATGAAGTAGATGCAGAAAGTAATTAATGTATTATCGGTTTTATCATTTGTGGGTGTTGCAGGCATCATTGGTGGTGGAACTTATGTGTATCTCCAAAGAGATGCAATTATCGATGGTGTAAAGGAACAGGTTACTAAACACGCCACAGAAGCAATTACAGGAGCACTTCCTGGAATGTTAGATGGCGCAGTTCCAGAATTACCTGGTGCAACAGGTGGTGTTATTCCTTCTATGGGTGGTGCTGCTGCTGGTAGCGCACTTCCAGGATTATGAATGCTATAAAAACTGCCGCGATTACTGCAGGCAGTTTATTTGCTATAGCACATATAGGATTATTGGGTTATGTAATTAAAGATAACTCTATCCCAGAATTTCCTTCAATCCAGTTTCCACAAGGAGATTATTCATCATTCTCTGTAGAAGCAACGAAGGATGGATATAAGGTTGAATATAGGGCAAATGATCCCACTATCCTAGAATCTAATAGAAGTCTTCAACTTCATAAGGATAGGAGAGGTTTCTTTGGTCCAACAACTGAAAATAGAAGTGAGTATCGTCACGATCAATTCACAATGGACGGCACTCGCAACCTAGGAGGTGCCGTATTAGACGGCGAGGGAAAGTCTGCAAAAGAAGTAGAGTGCATCGTGGCGGACGCTGGAGCACGGTCACAAGGTGCAATGGCAGGAACCGCAATTAGTGCTGGAGTAGTTGTTCCAGCAGTTGCTAGCATTCCATATGTTGGTTGGTTAGTATCTGGTTGGGCATTGTTATTGGGACAGAAAGCAGGATCTGAATTAGGATCTCAAGTTGGTGAAGTTTTCAATGATTGTTAATGGAAATTCCCAATATTGATCTAGGTAACATTAATATTCCATCACCCAGAGTGACAGATATTAATGTTTCACCACCAATTGTGAATTATATTCCCGTTCCTATTGTTCTTAATATAGGTAAACCGATCATTGATATGCCCGGTTGTGTGGAATCTCACCGTGATGGTGGTCCAAAACTAGCGGAAGATGATTCAAAGGGGTCACAAACTCTTTGTACTAATGAATATCCATCATATGATGCTCTGGATTATACCCCTGAAGACTTGATAGTAACCACAGAACAGGAACCACCGGTTGTAGCACCTCCACCAGAAACACCTCCTGCACCAGAGATTCCTACTGATGCTATTCCTCAAACAGTAAAAGAAACTACTCCTTGTCCTGGACCTAATTCACCACGTATCGGTGATGTAGCACAGAACCAAAAAGAAAGAGTATCTGGATATGAATTACAGGTGGTGAATGGTCAAGAGATATGTGTAGTTCTCTATGAAGATATCCCTTGGCAGGCACAATACTTACCAGCACCGCAGGTTGCTGCGACTACTGCTACCATTGCTGTTGTTGCTACTAGTTCTGCTTTGTTGGCAAAACCATTAGCAGATCTACTTCTTAAAGTATTTAAACCTGTTATCAAAAAGGTAATGGCAAAAATTTCAAAACTTAGAGGAAAGGAAGTTAAGGTTTTGTCTTCAAAGGACCGCCGAGATCTTCAGCGCGAACGCTCACAGGCGATTCGGACTTTGAGGAAGATGACGAAGGGATAGAGTGTCGATGTGGTTTAACGTGAGTTACATTATTAACCACAACATCGGCACACACCTTATAATATGGACTTCTGGGATGAAAAGAAATTCCTTCCTTCATTAACTGCCCACAATTCTTGAGCCTGGCTATCTCAAAGTCAAGGCGCTTATTGGCAAGCAGTTGAGCACGATATTCATTATGTGTTTTTGCTGCTTCTTCACACAATTTCTGCTGCTTTTTATTTAATGGTATGGACCAAGTGGCGGACACACCAAGAGAAATGTTTGAATTATTTGTCATTCCAGTTCTAGTAGGAACAAAATATAAAATCTCTCCTGGACTATCTGGAATGCCATCGTCATTTCCATCTACATTATTGTAGACAGGATTATCGTACATATGTTCAAATGGATGCTGTTGAGATAAAGCACCGGTAGCAAATGGAGTAATGTTTAAGGTGCTACCTTGACAACTGATCCCATCTCCATATTGGTTGGTAATATATGGACCTTGAAGGACCTGAATGGCTTGGTTAGTTACCGAACCTGATGAGTTCGCAACAGGGTTTGCAGTAGCACTGACACCACCAACATCTGTATTTGCCAATGCTGGTGTTGGTAATCCTATTACTATTGCGAGAAGATACTTGTAGAAGTGGTTACGCTTTGTATTGTTTGCTCTCTTTGAATTATTGTTTGTGTTGCCATTCCTGGTCCAGTGTACGACTCTACGAACTGGAAAGGAGCACCTGGAGTTTCTAGGGAGAACGTTGGTCTGTTGTTCATGTTCAATCCTGTCCATGTTGAAGTTACTCCATTATTAGTATTGCTTTGACCTGTCACCGATGATGGTGCCAAACCTGCATTCGATTTAATATTAGTACCCGTTACAGTATATGTATAACCGGTATTATAGTCTATAGAATTAATTGTTTCCGTTACAGTGCTCGTTGTTTCCGTGGTAGAGGTCATTGAGCCCTGAGTGAAATTTGGGACTACAGGGACCGCCAATGCAGTGGCACCTGATATAAAGGTTGCCACCACACTTGTCACAATAGACCGCATTATCTTTCCAGAATGGGTCATTGCGAGCGTCCTCAGTCAACAGTTAATTCCGTAACAAATTGTCCGGTGGCAGTAGTACCAGCTCCACCAGCCGTCAAAGTCATAGCACCAGCACTGGTGATTGTACCTGCCAAATCACCAGCAGAACCAGAAGCATTACTTGTCATCGATCCGAAGTTGCCAACAGCACCTACAGTAGGGGCACTTGTAGGTACGGCATCGGCCTGTGTATACGTGGCTGAGTAACTGAATGCGGCACCAGGAACATCTTGAGTTACTGAAATAGTTCCTGGATTATAAACTCCACTAGTAATAGTACCAGCAGAAATTGTATTTGCTGTTGTACCGTCTGTAGTATCTACTCCACTACCAGACACATTGTACGAGGAACCGATCCTAGTTGCCTGGGTTGCAGCTGATTGTACATTCAGTTGAACACTAGAACTTAATTTATGAGTAATATCGGCGTGTGCAGGTGCCGTCATCGCTAACATACTAATAAGCACGAGTGCTTTTCTCATGGAATGGTAATCATATCTGTTAGCTTTATTTAGCTTGACATAACCCTTCATAATGGTTTATGATTGCTGGGATACAAAACGAAGAAAAAACATCTTTATGTTAGAACTTATTCTTTCTTTGACACCAATGGATTACGATCATCTAGCACGAGCAGTGCAGGTGGAAGCAGCTCCTGGAACTAAAGATGAATACTGTGTCGCAGTATCCATCCTTAATAGGGTCAGGTCTCCCAAGTATCCTAACAGTGTTGCTAATGTGGTATACGCTCCTGGACAGTATGAGGGTTTTCTCTACAGGAGACCTGCTGCTAAACAATCAGTTATCGCTCGTTTGAGAAACAACGACAACCTTATGGATGCATATAGTATCATTGGTGATCGAACTGACTTCAAAGGTCAGAGTATGCTGAGATATCGAGTTGCATCTGAGGACCCGATGTGTCATAATAGGGGGAACTTCTACCATTATTATTGGCAGGCATGATCAATAAATTTAAAAAATTTTTTGAAACACAGACTAGTCTTCTTATGAAAAAAGCAGGCACTTTTAAAGAAGAAGACCTTGAATGTTCTATTGACGAAGATATAGTTGATTGTGGTGAATTAGATGAAGATCCGGTTTATGTGGGAGTGCCTGCTCCTATTATTTCACCAACAGATGAGTGGTTTAATCCACCAGTTTTAACTGAGAAAGGTATCGACTATATGGAACAAGAAACTGCAATTAAAATGCAGGATGATTTTTCTGTTGAACCTGATGATATTCACCAAAGAATGTATGAGATTGCAACTGATAGTCAAAGCACTACCTTAAATATTGATCCTCCTGGTGGTTCAGATAATTTTCAAGAAGGTTGGCAGTCTGGATCTCGTTGACAAACAGACTTCCATCTCTTATAATATGAGAGTCTTCAACAGAAGACTGCGGTAATCTCCTTGGTAGTTCAAGATTAGCGGCGATAGGAACTACCATCTGACTCAATAGCTCAGCAGGATAGAGCAACTGCCTTCTAAGCAGTCGGTCGTAGGTTCGAATCCTACTTGAGTCGCCTTGCCCCTGTAGCTCAGTGGTAGAGCAGTGCTTTTGTAAAGCAAAGGTCATCAGTTCAAATCTGTTCGGGGGCTTGACAAGTTAGTATTCTTGTCATACAATATAGTTTCCGTGTGAAGGAAACTGCGTTGGGAGGTTTACCTTTTCCTCCCACCTCGCGGGATTAGTTTAGAGGCAAAACTAAAGGTTTCCAACCTTTCGTCGTCGGTTCGATTCCGACATTCCGCTTTCGGAAAACCGTATTTCCGAAAATAATAGTGAGTATAAATACTCCAACGTTACTCTGTAACGTTTTACAACGAGACTTGTCGAGTCTCTAATCATCTGTGGGTAACCATTCCACAAGTAAAAACACGAGGTAAAATCAATGTTCAAATCGACTATCGCTGCAGTAGCCGCCGCTGTTGCATTCGCTCCTGCTGCTGCCCTAGCCGGTCCTTACGTCAACGTAGAGGCAAACTCTGGGTTCACTGGATCTAACTACAACGGAACAACCACCGACGCTCACGTAGGTTACGAAGGTCCTCTCGGAGAAGGCGCTTCTTACTATGTTCAGGCAGGCGCTTCTGTCGTCTCACCTGATGGTGGTGAAGTTGACACCGTTCCTTCTGGTAAGGCAGGTCTTGGTGTTGCTCTGAGCGACAACCTGGGTGCATATGGTGAAGTTTCCTTCATCGGCTCCGGTGACTCCAAAATCGACCGTGGTTATGGAACCAAGTTGGGTCTGAAGTACAACTTCTGATAACCACTTCTTGAATAAGTAAGGATATCCTAATAACCTCCCTTTGGGAGGTTTTTTTATGATTAAATCTGATAAAATATAGAGGTTAAACAACAAAAAATGGATTATCAAGTACCAGACCTTTGTGTGATGAGTATCACACCAGACGAAGAGACAGGTAAAGTGTTGTTGGATATGCCTTCTAAATGGGATCCAAGTCCACAAAAACCTGTGTTGGTTACACAAAAAACCATTGACTACGTTATGAAGGATCCCTATAGTCTTCCTATGTGCCCTCCTGGTTGGCCTAATCCTCCATCAGAAACTGAATGAAAAAATATCTGAAAGCAATACTCCTGCATCCAGCAACACATTTCAATATACTGTCTGTGGGAGCATTGATTATGATTGGAGTGCTACATAATCACGCACACCATTCTATGGAAGTTGATGCTGATTCCTATGTCTTCAATTGGTGTAGGAACAATCCTGAAAAATGTGAGGAATTTATGAGACGATGATACATCATTATTATGTTCACGATCCAGGTTCTGTTATAAGAAATTTAGAGGTCCCAGAAGA